TTCTCCCTCGAGGTTGCTCTATCTGAGTATGCAACCATCGCTCCCCAAACTGAAAGGGAGTGGAAGGCAGAGAGACAAGCATACCGAGCCACGGCACTAGCAAGACCCATCCCTAAAAACATCAAACTAGAATTCACTCCACCAATCTCGTGGACAGAAAAGGAAACCAACCAATGACCAATACAATAGACGCATACACTAACGAATTACAGACCGTTGCCAATAGACTCAAAGACGGAACAATCAACGTAGCTTTCGCAGCCGAAGAGCTCCAACGAATCACTGATAACTTCGTTCCGGCCGACCAAGATAAACTTGCCGCGGCTACTAGCATCGAGGCAACGATCGCCGATATCCAGACCAAGGGAGACGATATTGCAACCGCTACCTCTAAGGTCGCGGCAATCTCTACTCAGTTGAAAGACTCTGTTGCTATTAATGTCGATCCAATCGCGGAACCGCCTCAAGATGTAATCAATGGAGGAGTATGAGTTACAAGCCAAGCGATGAACCACTTGCCATAAGACTACATCATGAGATCCCAACAATGCCACCTTGCGAATGTGGAAGGGACCTTTGCGGCGACTTGCATGATGAATTGGGTTGGTATTCTCGCCTTACTATCGATCCGCCCAATGGCGAAGTAGCAGAGCTAACAGATTGCGGATACGTGGTACCAGCTGGCGCCATTCACACCGGTTTTTGGTATGGCATCCCAACTTATCGCATGCCTACCGCTCCCACCAGATGGGAACGAATTAAAGCATGGTTCAAGGGAGGCGAATGAACTGCGACTGTCGTGATTGCATGGGACTTTGGAGATGGGTGCTGGTCAAAGGTGCCACAACGATAAGCATTCTATGCCTCTTGGTGCCAGTCGTTCTTCTACCGGTAGCGAGCTTCTATTGCTTCTGTAAGCTTGTTGTTTGGGTGGGCGGACGATGAAAACATGTCATCGTTGCCAACTCCCTAAAGACAATTACCACAAGCGATCCGTCGCTTCCGATGGCCTAGATCATACCTGCAAGGATTGCCGGCGCATCATCAATGCATCTCAGTCCGATTATAAGCGAGAATGGGAACTAGCTAAGAAGTACAACCTAACCCATGACGGTTACCTGGCCATCATGCATGAGCAAGATTGGTTATGTGCCATATGCGGCAAGCTGGCCAAGTTGCATATTGATCATGACCACCAAACCGGAAAAGTGAGGGGTGCTTGTTGCGGAGATTGTAATAGGGGTCTTGGTATGTTCCGCGATTCTGCATCTCTATTACTGAGAGCGGCTAGTTACTTGAGGGATCAATGATAGGGATCTGTCCTATCTGTAGCCGCGGCCTTTTAGTTACCGGCATCTCCAGCGATGTCTATCATTGCAGTAAACGCCATTACTACGTTGACCTTTTTCACAACATGCATCGTTGGTCTGTTGGTCCCTATCACCTCACTTCGTTCGGAGATGAAACGATGATATGGCACAATCGCAAGAGACAGCGTTACAACTTTCGATGGCTTCCAAACCTCAGCTTAGACAAGATAATCCTAATGGTGCCACGTCAACTCCCTCTCAACATCACCGAAGAGCGAATCAGAACAATCATAACCTTTTCCTAATGGAGCTCTCATGCGTTACTTGGGTGGTAAGTATTCAAACGGCGTTGCGAAACAGATTGCCCCGCTCATCCTAAAGCCTAACTCATCCCTCATATGGGAACCGTTTGCCGGCGGTCTCTCCGTTTCCCTCTATCTGGCCAAACTGAAACCCGCCACAACTCATCTATGGAGCTCCGATATCTGTCATCCCCTAGTCTCCCTCTACAATGCCGTTCAAGAGGGTTTCATACCCCCTACCACGTCCAGCAAGGCCGACTATCTGAAAGCCAAGCTAGCGCCCAATGACGACCCATTAAAAGCATTCTACGGCTTCGCTCTGTCTTTCTCTGGCAAGTGGTTCGGAGGCTACACGGCAGACACAACCGAAAGACGTTTCGCGGATGAAGCCTCAAGATCAATCGTCCGCTACCTCACAACGATGGGTAACTCATCCGTCGACTATGCAGACTTCTTAGCCACGACTCCTCACCACATAGAATCAACAACCATCTATTGCGATCCGCCTTACCGCAACACCCAAACCTATGCAGGTATCCCAAGCTTCAACCATGACCTTTTTTTCGAACGTTGCCAACAATGGGCGGATCACGGAGTCCACGTATTCATCTCCGAGCAAGACTCACCAATCGGACAAGTCATATGGCAAAAGCAAGTTGCATCGTTCTTAGGAAAGAAACAGAAGCAAGCGAGACCCGAAAGACTCTATTACCTAGAACCCAAAGGAGCCCAATGCTAATCCCAATAAAGCTAACAACCAAAGTCCCTCCCGAATACTGCAATTGGTGCGGCTCCAAGTTCGAATGGATCCGTCAATTCGGCAAGCTCTCCGAAGCGACCCATAGACAACATGGTTGCATCAAACCAGATCCCATCCGCCTCACATTCATCAAACGGTCGCTCTTCTCAATCATCCTTTCCCTTTTCAAAGGATCCCAATGAATAACGAGAAACTCAACAACCTACGAGCCGCACTAGAGGGTATGGTTGAATGCGCTAAAGCAATAGAAAGTGAAGAGCCAGTATCCAGACCTAAAAGGAGATCCGTGAAACAAGAACTCAAACCTAATCAATCCTACTTCATGACCCTTTCCCAAGTGGCCCATCTCTTCAACATGTCAAAGAAGACCACATTGCAAACCCTCAAAAGCATCGAGCATAAAACATCAATCGCTCTGCTCTTCAAAACCGGCGGCAAGACTTCCCCTTGGGTCATCTCTACCCAAGCATTGGCTAAGGCTAACATCGTTCAAAAGAACGCAACTAGGTCTAACTAACACCAACTTGGGACTTTCTCCCTATTGGTAAGGGAACATGGATCTTGCTCTAATATTCGTAACAGCTATCGTCGGTGCAACGTTTACAGCGCTTGCCTACTTGCTACAGCGTTCCGTTTTCAAGAAGCTAGATGCCCTAGAATCCAAGATTGATGACTTAGAGAATCACTTGAACGGCCATATCATTGAGGACACTAAAACATCGGCCGTTATCCAATCCCTTGCCCCTACCATTACCAAGATATCCGATCGCCTTGATCGTGTGATTGAAAGCAACCATTGAAAGCCATTGCATCGTTCCTAGCTAGACTCCTATCCAGTCGTAAGGCTGTTTACATGTATCTAGTCGGAACCATCCTTTGCGCTTTCCGCTTGTTCAATATCCTTGACCAAGAACACTTCGCATCAACCATTGTCCCCATCTCGGTCGCTTTCCTAGGTGCCGCGGGAATTGTTGATGCAGTCGAGAAGTACATGGGCAATCAAAACGATCCAGCCTCTGGAGTCGGCCCACAATGAGCAATGATAGATCCCTAGAAGTCTGGAATGAACTCATTGCTAGACTCACCATGCAAGCGGAAGCCCTTAAACAGGTAACCGCTAAGCGTAAAGCCTTTGAACAATATGTGCAGGAGCTAGAGCAACCGCCAGAACCGCCAACGGTTCCGCGCTCTGTAAAGAACTGCACTTGCCCCTATTGCCTAGCTAGTCGCTAAACATGTCGTTGCAATCCCTAAAGGGTTGCGATGGCACCATGAGAGCCGGAAGCCATATTACACGATTCCGTTTCTTTATCCTTTGGCTAACTTCCTCTCTTTCGGCCAATGGCTCTCAAACTCTAATGCTCTCTTTCCCCATCGACTGGATCCAGTGGCACGACTACCAACCCAATGAAGTAGGTTGGTTCTGTCAACAAGAAGACGAATACTGTCTCTTGTGCCATTACCAATGTTGCGTTCAAAAGATGGTTGTTACTGAGAACGGCTCCCATGTCATCTTACATGGTTGCTTCGCTGCTTAAACCCCCAAGGATATAGACCAATACATGACCCTTACTTACCCATCATTCGTTGCCGGCAATGACTGCGCCCCTGGCGAAGTTCTTACTGCCGCTGAAGTCAATCACATGTGTCAAGAATATGTGAAGGCTCTCGATGGGTACAATGGCGGAACCTATAACCTACTAAACGCACTTCATCTCACTGGAGCCGGCTTCTCTTGCACCGGTCCTTTCATTGTCAATGGCGCTTCCGGTTCCCTGTTCAATGGTGACGTTCTCCTCTCCAATAATCTGAGAGTCATCGGAACCACCAGACTCGATGGCTATACCAATCAGCAAGGAGCCTCTTTCCACTTAGGAGATGCGACCTTCTACAACACGGAACACAAGGGTAACCTTCACGTTCAATCCACAGCAACCATGCAAGTGGATGGCGCAACCGGCTTCTATGGCATCCTTTCCGTCAATGGCTCTTCCGTTTTCAATGACGTTCAGAGCTTCAATGCCAACTCTACTTTCAATCAAGTAGCAACCTTCAATGCGGCAACCAAGTATCTAACCCAACAAGGCTTAGACGCGGATCATACCTACGATGTAGCCAATGGTTCAATCATCATGGTTGGTCAAGACGGCGGAGCTTTCACCCTCTCAGCCGATCGCAACTACACTCTCTCCAATGCTTCCGATGGGAACTCAATCGAGATTATCAATTACTCGGCTACCCATCTAATCCAAGTCTACGTTGCCGGTACTAACATCTTTACTTGCCCCCTTGGCAAGGCAACCGTTTCGGGCGTCTCTGTCGTGGCTTCTGGCAGAATCATTCCGGGCAGACTCAAACTTACTTATTGCTATGATGGTGTTGGTTCCAGTCGTTGGAATCTCACTGACTATACTAAGCCTTAAGCTTCCTATGTAGTTGAGACCGATTGGGAAAGGTTTGGGCCTATACTTACTTGCTTGCCTTAGGGCGCTTGTAGATATTGGTCCAACATGTAGGTTCGATTCCTGCCAACTGCACCAAGAACTAGCAGACTTTCAATTAGCTTATTATTCAGCTTGAAACCCTGCGCGCTCTTGCCCAAAACTCAAAAAAGCACCCTTAAAAAAGCCTCAAAAACCCGCCTAATCTAACACATTGCGTCATAGTCAGTCTACACATGTGTGATTGAGTGGCATATAACCTGCATTATGCAAGCTATGCCACCTAGCCAAGCGATTGGACACTACTAAGCAGTCTGTCCGATACTAATGATTACACATACTTAGCTCTATTGTCCCTCGCTTGTGTCACCTGAGAGCAGTCGATAGCCCTCAATTCGCCCGTTAAAAGGCTTTTGATAGTCGAACGACCTAGCGCCCCATCCGACGCTAAAGACGCGCCTACGTGGCGCTAATGCGCCGCAATGGGCAATCGTGGGCTTGACCCTCGATACCCGCATAGGCCCATCGATTGACCCTCTATGATGGTCAATCGGCCTAACTCATTGATATTACTAAGCTAATCATCGTTCCACACACTAACAACAGTGTGTAAAACGTGGCTAAGTGATTGATATCATTAGAAAAGTGAGGTCGAAAACTTTTTGACCCCTTAGAGCGCGCTCCCTCTATTGCCAAAACTTAGCTTTTTCCAAACCCGACCCCCCCCTAACCAACCCCTGCTTAATCGCCCTATCCCTTAGACCATCCTATGCCAATCTCAGAACTAGCCCTACAAGCTCAAAAAACTGGAACCAGAATGCTTGACGATAAGCAAGTGGAAACGGTTGCTTCATTGGTAGGGGATGACATGTCATTAGCGAAGGCTTCCAAGTGGGTTTTGGAGAATTGGGGAATCACAATCTCAGCATCTACCCTTCGATCCTACATCGAGGTTAGCCGAGCCATAGCCAATAGGGACGCGACCAAACGAGTAGCCGTCAAGGAGCGCCTTAACGAGTCTCATCCGGAGCTAGTCAATACATTGATTGCCCGCATGAAGAAACACGAGGCAACTATTCTCAAGTTGGAAGATCAAAGAGATCAAGTCATGCCAACTGACAAGACCTTTATGGTGCTTACCAATGCACTAGCCAAGGAAAACGGCAATCTTCAAGAGATTGCAAAACAACTTATCAAGCTCAATAGCAACTCATCCGAAGAGAATGCGCCGGCAGAGCTTCGCTTATCACGAGCGGAGAGAGCGGCCGACTTTGAACAAGTGGTTAAGCTAAGAGCACAAGCCATTAGGGAATCGGCACCAATAGCCGACCCACTAACAATCAATTGAAGGGTCTTTGAGTTTAAGCAGACGCGACCAACTCATTCTAGACCTAAGCATTCTTCCTGAAGAGGAACGCAATGCTTACCTAGATAGTCTCTCATCCGAGGACTATTACACGGCCCTAAAGGACCCATCCGCATGGGATTACATCCTTAGGCCGGAGCAACTCAGACCGGTATTAGAGAAAGACTGGAGAGTCTTTTTGATCCATGCCGGTCGTGGTTTCGGCAAGGGACCGATGGGGAACTATTGGTTATCCAATAGGATCGCCAAAGCAGCTCCAAACGAAAGAGTTGCCATTGTTGCTCAAAACCTCGCATCGGCTAACGACAACATTCTTTATAACGTAGACCATGGGCTTTTTACTTCCTTTGCGGGGTATCTACCAGAGGTTGTTACGTCAGACACACGCAATGGCAAGTATACGTTTGCCAATGGAGTGCAGCTATTCGTTTACAGTAGCGAGGCACCCGACAACATTCGAGGCAAGAACCTAGTAGCGTTCTTAATCGATGAGTTTTTCTTCTTCCACAATGCGCCTTACATTCTAGACAATGTCATTGCTCATACAGTTAGAAAGAGCAAGAAACCTCAGATACTCATAACCAGCACGCCTAACAGTCGAGTCTATGGCAAGTATGCCAGAGAGTTAATTGCAAGGCCGGGAATCAGGATCCAAGGTGGTTCGGCTTTTGATAACACCCATCTCTCACCAGATTACTTAGAATCATACAGACGAGAGAACTATACCCGTTTCGAACGAGAAGAACTCTTTGGTGAGTTACTTACCGACTCCGGCGGAGTCTTCAATCTGGATGATGTTAACAAGCATCGTCTAAACGGATTGGATCCGCTGGAGTTCAGCAAGACATTGGATCGCATCATCCTAACATTGGATGCGGCCGGTTCAGCACATAGTTACGCCGGCATCATCGTTGCTGGTTTGAAAAGACGAGTAGACGAACAGGGGAAGCCGCTCGAGCCGCTCGTGTATGTCTTAGCAGACTGCACGGTTCCGGGCATTCCAGCTCTATGGGCCAATGCGGTTAAGAAGGCTGTTGAGAAGTACGGCGTTCACCAAGTCATAGTGGAGAACAATCATGGTGGATCCATGATTAAGCATACGCTCTTACAGGTATCGCCCAACTTACCAATCAAAGAGATCAATGCTCAAAAGAGCAAAGAGGCTAGAGCCTATCCGGTTGCTAATCTCTACTCATCCGGTCGAGTGGTTCATGTTGGCAACTTCCAGTTATTGGAAGACCAGATGTTGGAGTTTGATCCTGAACACAATCGCAACTCACCGGACAGAGTCGACGCTCTAGTTCATGCGGTAACGGAGCTTGCTGTTTCAGCTAAGAGCGCTCCACCCAAACCTTTCAATATGCCACAGATGTGGTTTTGAGACCCAATCCCAATAATGCTTTACAAGACACTTAACCGCCGTAACAAGAACCGCAAGCTAGACAAGCTTAACGACTTGGAAGCCTTGTATACGGGAGAGATATCAGATCCAAAACAGATCGCTCGCTTCGTTCCTAGAGCCGGAAGTGATGATGATACCCGCTATAACGCCAAGTGCAGAGTAGCAATCATGGGTTATCGAAACTACTTTGCTGAGATTGTGGACTACTATACCGGGTTTTTGTTTCAGAACCCGATCGCTTTCCGTCCTATGCAGGATGACAAGCCAATCGATAACATAGACTCTTTCTATTCGCTCTTTCAGACTGATTGCGATGGCAGCCGTAAAGGCTTTCAAGACTTTCTTAGCGAGCGATTCTCTGACCTATCCGTTTACGGTTCGGCCTTTTGGGTCGTTCAGTTTCCGGGGTTAGACATAGACGTCAACAATCGCCTTGATTGGGAAGCTCTCGGAGCTGGCCGCGGCACTGTGTTTCCGTTCTCGCCGTTAGAGGTATGTGATTACCTCCTAGACTCGGCGGGTAACTTGGAATGGATCCGTTTCAACAAGACAGATTACAACATGACATTGGATCCATTGAGTGAGGACACCTTCACTCGTGAGAGATATTGGGTTTATACCAAGTCAGAGTGCATCGAGTTTGCGCTAACGTATCCCAACAACCAATTAGCACCAGACCAAGACGTTCCGGACAATACAGACATTCCAGAGGTAGCCCGCTTCAAGCATGGCTTCTCTTCGGTTCCGGTTGTCATGATGCAGGTTCCGAAGAATCAACCGGGACTCGGCGGCAAGTTGTTTGCCCCACAAGTTGACTCATTGAACGCAAGGCTTCGTAAGGTCTTCGGTCTCAACACCTTTGCCTATCCAATCACCGTTTTCAAAACCATTACTACCGACCTTGACAAGTGTTTGAGTAGCACGGGCATTCAAGTCGCACCGGGTGACGAGGTTTCATTGTTAACCCCTGCCGATGTTGCTCTTAAGTACATGGCAGAAGATGAAGAGTCCTGTAAGCAAGAGATGCATAGGATCGCTTCTGTTTTCTTCATGGGAATAGATGGCAACGCTTACGGTCTCTCACGAAGCGCGCAAGCCAGAACCATTGATATTCAGCAAGGCGCCGTTTCCCTCAAAAACTTTGCCAAGGTAGTAACAGAGGCAGCCGAAAGAACCTTTGCGCTTCTTGCCGACTACCGAAAAGACAAGCTCCAATTCAGTGCCGAAGGTTTCGACCAATTGGACGCCAACACTCTTGATAGCTTAGTCAAGTCAGCAACGGCAATCGTAGCGCTTCCTAAGTATCCAATCACTGGAGTTCAAGAACTATACAAGCGTATCAATCTCAAAGTGTGTCCGGATGCAGATCCGTCCGTTAAGGAAGACATAGAAGACGAGATTGAACAGATTACAGAGATCGATCCGGTAGTGATTAACCCATCTCCTGCTACAGCAGTCGAGAGGGCACCGGCCGATTCCAAAGACAACCCGCAAAAGGCGTAAAGCCTTTTTGCTCAATACGGTTTAGCCAACACTCCTTTGCCGGATGGTTGTGCGTCCACCGCAAAGGAACCACATGGCAGACAACACCAACGGCATAACCGATGCCGCAAACTCGGAAACAGAAGCGTCAACTGAAACAGACGACAAGCCACTAACCAAGACTGAGTTGGAATCAATGCTCAAGAGCGTTCTTCCTAACCTAGTCAACAGCGCCGTTACCTCTCATCTCAAGAGAGCTAAGAACGCTCCCGCTCCAAAAGCGGAAGAGACCGAACCAACGGACGCTAGCGAATCGAAAGACAAGGTAACCCTTGCATCGATGAAGCGAGAACTGGACGCAATCAAAGCAGAGCGAGACCAGGCCAAAAAAGAAGCACGCGCATCCAAGGTTGTATCCAAGGTGTCAACGTCTCTCGATGGCAAGATTAACTCACAACCGCGTTTCAAAGAACTAGCAGTTGAGCAAGTCTTAAAGAACGTCTCATTCGAGGGTGACGAAGCCGTCATCACATTAGATGGTGTGGTTTACGATCTCGATAGTGGGATCGAAGCTTGGACCAAGCATCCAAGTAACAAGATCTTTGTACCCATGCCAGAAGTGCGAAAGCAAACATCTGTTAGCTCGAACTTCTCAAGTCAGGATCTTAAAGAGACCGACATGATGGGAGAAGACGGCGTCCACCTTTTGGCAAGCCTCTTAAGCCCAAAGCTTCAGAAAAACTAAACTAACTCAAAGCGCAGCAATGCGCTTAAGGCGAGAAGTCATATGACTTGCTTGCTTAACCTTAATAGGAAACAACACACATGGCATCAAAAGCAATATCTGACTTTAACCTAGGCACTACAGTAGCGAAGATGATTAAGGACGCGGCTGCAGTAGGCACTCCGCTTCTAAACCAATTACTTCCAGACGCTCGCCTTTGCACTAACGGCTCCGGTCCAACCTGGAACGTTCGTGGTACGGGCTTCACTGCTAGAACACATTCCGAAGGCGCTGCTTTCGCAACTCCAGCATCCGTTACGGACCAACGTGCGACCCTCGGTATGGGTCTCTATGACGTAACAGGATCCATCTCTGATGAATCCCTTTCACGTGCCAACCTTGGCAATCCAGACGAACTAAAGGCCGGCGCTCTTGCAAGAGAGATGCGTTTAGCCGTTCGTGAATTGCTCAAGAAGATCGAAGTGGATCTTCACACTGGTTCCGGTTCTGACTCTATCATTGGCGTTCGTACCGCTATCGATGCGTCTACAACCTATGCCGGCGTTACTCGTGGTTCCGCACCATACTTTGAATCATACGTTAAGGACCTTGGAGCTCCGGCTGCAACGACCCTAACCACTGCGTTAGTCAACGACTTCGCATCCAGCTCCGAGCAACATGCTAACCAGCGTGCGGCGTTCGCTTTCGGTTCTTTGAAAGCGTTCAATCAAGCTCAAGGTATCTACACTCCAGTATTGAACCAATATGCCGCTCCCGGCGTTCCAGTTCAAAACGCTGGTATCCAATACCCTCACTCAATCCTTTTCGGAGGCATTCCGCTTATCCCAACCTATGACGGTTACGTTACGTCAGGTTCGGGCGTTCCAAGCGCTTCCGATTGGTCTGAGATCTACATGGTAGGCGCTGACTCAATGCATCTTGAGTTCATCCCATACCAAAGCAAGGAACAAGTTATCGTTGAGGGTCTTCCTCTCGGTATCCAGATTGTTTGGGATCCAACTTCCGCACATAGCACGCGCTTCATTGCTCGTTGCCAAGTGCAATTGGTTGTTGATAACCCATTCAGATGTTCGAAGCTTCGTTATATTAAGCTCGTTTAAGGATAATTAATGCCTCTTTCTACAACAGAAAAAGCAAGCATCCGGGCATACCTTGGATATGGTTCAGTCTCTCTCAATCCGATCAATGTGGTGGATTCTTATCTATCATCATTGACGGCGGAGGGTGTGAGCCTTGTCCAAGGGTACCTAACACAACTAAACATTGTGGCATCACTTATTGTGGTGGATTCGGCTGACTCTGCCGGTGTTAAGAGCGTTGATAATGGTGGCGTCGAGTTCTTCCAATCAGGGGTTATTGCCGAGCGTAAAGGCTTGGGACGAACCTTGATAAAACAGATCTCAATCGTTACTCAGATCCCAATTGAGCAAGACTTCTTTGGGACCGGCGGTTGTTGTGGCGGAGCGGGATCCATCCTGAACTCTGGAGCCTTCTAATGGCTCTAGTTGTTAAACTCCGCCCCACCTATTCCAAACTCATTGGGCTAACCGACAAGTTTGGACTCCGGTATTACGATGTCCAATTGGTGACGCGAACCTTTACCAAGCCTTCTGATAGTCCCTTTACCGGGCCATATTCCGGCGATGGTTACATGATGACTCAAGTTGTCATCGATATATTGGAAGCCAATGGGCAAAGACCCAACGTCAAGAAGGTCAAAGAAAAGACCTTTGCGGCCGGCGTTCCAGAGGACTCCGAACTAGTTCTAATTGTCACTCGTGATTATACAGACAAGGGCGGGGGAGGCTACACGGCGGAAACGCTGCAAAGCATATCAACCGATCCTAATGTCCAGATCTATTACTTGATCAAGGGACCGGGCTTACATCCTGACGGGAGCCGCTTCGTTCAAACGGGGCTTACCATGACAGGTCTAACCTACCATGTGAATCTACGTCGAGTTTCGGAAGGGTCCTAATGACATCGCAGTTTGGGGAAGTGACATTCCCGCTAGACCCTTTGCAGGTCAATTACTCGACCATGAACGTGGCCGATCCAGCGCAAGCCGGACTTGCCACACTCATTAGAGCCGTTCTCCTAACTGACTTAGGGGCGGCTTTCGATGCCGCAAAGGTCGGAACTACTGTTGATGGTTACATCGTGGAGAGTGTGGTTCCGTTCGATCCGCAACCTTGGCTTTCGTTAGCGGTAACTAACAAGTTCCCACTAGTGGCGGTCTATCGTGACAAGTCGGAGGTAGAGGAAACCACCTTACGATGGTTGCAACGGACAACCGAATGGGGAATCGTCTACATCTTGCCGGAACTCGATCCGGTTGGAATGGGTAAGCTATATCCAATGCTCAGTGCAATTGGAAGCAGGCTCGCTCAAGCCTTTTACCTAGAGCATCATGCCTCATACAATGATGGCTATAATATCTGGGATGAACTTGGTTTTGCTTCTGCAAGGGTAACCAAGATTGAACCTATGAACTACGTAGCGGAGTTGGAGGGCAACACGCTAATCAACTTCCCAGCAATCAAGATTGTCCTAAAGACAGAAGAGATTGCAGAGGACTTCCCGGCTATCGTTCCGTTCTTAGGATTCCAGACGGCTATCAATCTACAGGACAACGATACCAACACCAAGATCCTGGACTTCATAGATCTCAAGATTGACGTTCCTCAATGAAGGGAGGCGGCGCTTTGCGCCCATTAGATGTTTTTAGACACTACCGAAGTTGATAAAGCAACCGCCGAGTTTGAGAAAGAACTAGATAAGCTAGCGCAGTTCGCTCCGCTTGCCGCCGCAAGGCAGACGCAAGCATTGATTGCGCAAACACAACTCTTCAAGGGTAACACCTTAAAGAGCTCCTTCACGGTCGCGTCTACAGGTTTCAAAGCCGTAGTTCAGACTAAGAAGACCTATGCCTCGTTCTTAGAGGAAGGCACGCCGGCACATATCATTAGGGCTAAGGGTAGATTCCTTCGCATGATGATTAATGGTGAGGCTGTCTATCGCAAGATAGTTCATCACCCGGGCACTAAACCCACATTCTTTTTCTCTCTGGCAACCGCTCGAGCCGGAGAGGACATGCAAGCGCACCTAGACAATCTAGGCGCCAAGCTTGCCGAAAACTTTTGAGCGAAAAAGACCCAACCCAATGACCCAAAACTTACGCTTCTACGCCAAAGATAACCTAATCGTTTCCTTTCCAGGTTCTAAAGACGTTCCGGGTAACCCGGCTCGTTATGTGGGAAGGCGTTACGAGAACGCTGATTATCCAGCTACGCAAGAGGGAGATTCCTTCAAGCTTGGTAGTCCCGAGTTCATACGCATTAAAAAGCTTATCAACACTAGCCCACAACCGCTCTACGCAGCGGATCAAGAAACGGCTGACGCTGTTGGCGTGCCCTTCGTTCCCGTCCAGTTCAAAGACGGCAAGTGGCAACCAAAGTCCTAATTACAACTCAACGCCTCTCGTGAGGCTCTTACTTCTGGAGTCTTAATGACTATTGATTCAATCGTCGGATTGCCAAGTTCCGATCGTGTACCTGGCACCTATATAGAGATAGACTTTAATCAAGGAGCAAGCACCGGCGGTGCTGGCGCTCGCGATGCTGTCTATTGCATGCCTATGTTAGCCTCCGGTGCTAGCTGGCAAGCAAACCAACTTATTCAGTTCAAAACCGAAGCAGAGTTAATTGCTGGTGCTGGCGCGGGCTCTCCGTTGCATCGCGCTGGTAAGAAACACTTAGCGGCCAATCGCCTTAATAAGGTTTTCGCTCTTCCTTACCTACCATCTTCGGGTGGTTCCCCAGTAGCAGCCGACGGTTATTCTACATTCGTAGGAACCGCTACCGCACAAGGGACCGTAACAGTCACTTTCTGTCGTGAGACCTTCAAGATTGCGGTTAACGTCGGAGATACTGCAACGACTATCGGAACCAACGTTCAAAACTATCTCAATGCTAAGACTTGGCTACCTGCTACCGCTCTTAATACGGCGGGTAAGGTGGTCTTTACTGCCAAGATTACTGGCAAGTCACAAGGGGACGGCACAATCGGCGTTATTAGATTCCGTGTCTCTACCGATGCCGCGGGTATCACTGTCACTTCGACTGGTGCAGCTCTCGGATTAGGAGCCGGTGCCCATCCGGGTGCAGACGGTACCACTACCGAAGCAGTCAACCTAACAGCGGCTCTTCTAACCATCGATGCGGTTCGTAAGTATTACATCGGCGTTTCAGTTTGGGACTCTGCTTCCCTTGCATTGGTTAAGTCACACGTTTCTACCAAGTCAGCGGCAACCCCAGGTTTACGCTCTGTCTTCGTAGCAGGCTATACCGGTTCTCTTTCAAGCGGACAGACTCTAGCTATCGCGTCCAACTATGAACGCGGTCAGATTGTCTGGCAGCTCAACTCAGAACATGACGTTGCGGATCTTGTTGGACAAGTCATGGCCATTCGTCAAAAGTACGAATCAGCCGATCCTGTTTACAACTTCGATTGGTACTCAGATGCAGATTGGGACATATCTCCAGTCTATGCCACTGCAGATAGACTAGACCATAGCGACTTGAACGATGGCATTAGAGCGGGCTTAACCCCAATCCAATCCACTGATACAGGTTCCTATCTTGTAACGTCTAGCACCACTCGCACTAAGAACTCTGCCGGCTTAATCGATGACTTCCGTTCTGCGGAATCCCATCGTGTATCCGGTGCTGATTATATGTCTGATGTCATTGGTAACAATGCAACGGCTAGGTTCCAGAAGTTCAAGCTTAGGGACGATGTCAAGAATAAGGACGGCTCTGTCGATCTATCTCAACAGATTGGACCGAAGGTGCTTACCCCTTACAACTTTGGCAAGTTCTTAAAGGCTCAACTTGTCCCGTTTGGACCGGCTCCGGCTGGTGGAGAGATGTTGCAATCTCTCAGCACGGCACAATCCAGCGTTGCGACTCAGATCGATCCTAATAACAGCGGTCGCATCCAGTCATCTTTCGATATCGCTGTTATCAACCTCGTTCACCAACTTTCAATCTTAGTCTCGGAAACTTCCAGCGGCTAATCGCCTCTTTCCTTAAAGGATAACACATGGTTACATCACGCTACGCTAGATTAGACGTACAGATAGACGGCGTCTATCAATTAGAACTCACCGACGTTAAGTGCGACTTTGACGGCGGATTACAAGAAGTCCACACTATCCGCAAGCCTCTCGCAGGTTGGACGGAAGGTGGCGGCAAGTGCAGCATAACGTTTGCTTCTGCCATCCCAAAGGGTGGATTAGAGTTTGACTATATGTCTGCTGTTGCTCGACATGAAGATCATACCCTTACCGTTACCATTGGTGCTCAAGAGTACCAATCAACCGGAGTCTTTCAAACTGCGGGCGTAAGCCAAGCGGTTGGAGCTTCGGCCTCCGCTTCTGCGGAATGGCAAGGCGACTTGTTAGCACTCACTTAATCGTTTCTTTTCTTACTCATTCACATAGCTTCCTAAGCGAGACATGAAGCGTTGCCTTTGCGCAACTCTTCCGTTTCACCTTATCGCTTTCTTGGGTCGCCCCTATCTGGTTCGAAAGAATTGGGTAGGGGCTTTTTTTCTTCCAAAGTCTCTCATGAACCTAACCAATCTAAAACAACAGTCACCACAATCATCATCATTCGACGATGGAGAGTTGCCACTTGTAACCCAAGCCATTCTTGGAAAGGCGTTGCCGGGCAAACATGTAACGTGGCGTCCGTCACCAGACGAAGAGTATGAGCTCTATGTGCAAGTGTTGTCGGATACTGAGAGAGAGTTTGCGGAGAAGCGTGTTGTGGATGAGCTATCCAAGATGAACCTTAAGAGCCTACCGGAGCAACAAGCGGAAGACATCTACAGCGCAGCAATGCAAAAGCAGATTGTTCACCTTGCCGTTAGGGAAGGTCAATGCAGAACCTTTACCAATCCTGCCACTGGTGAGACTGTCACAACCCCTAGACGTTTGGTTTTCAAGAACGTTCAAGAAGTTGGCAAGCTATCCACGGATCGCATTGCTCAACTTTTCAGACTCTATGTTGCCATGTTGGAAGCGGAGTCGCCTAGCTGGCATCATCTATCCCAGATTAAAGACATGGATCAATTCTGCAAAACCATTGCCGACAACAACGATGGTGGCGCGGTCCTTTTTTTAGGTTCTATGGCATCGCCAGCATTGGCGGAACTAACGATCGGAGTGGTGAGGTTTCTTTTGAATCATACCCAGCACGATCCCTTGCCGAATACTTTCAGTGTAGAGTTTGCGAACTCCAACCCCAACACCTTGCAATCTACAGAATCGCTTGCCACTACGTCCGAAAGTCCCTCGAGCGATCCCAACAAGACCCTAACAGCGGACCAAGTGAAAACTCTAATGCAGACTCTTAACCAGAAGGGTGAAAGCTAACATGGATCTTTGCTTCGATGACATCCTAGCCAAAGGCATTCCGTGGGACGGAAGTGTTCCGGAAGGCTATTCCGTAATCTATGCCATTCACAATCCAGCGAATGGGAAGGTGTACTTTGGGCAAACCACGCAAGCTTTAAGCGCTCGCTGGGGACAACACACCTATCTAGCTCGTAAGGGTTACAAGCACCACTTAGCAAACGCTATTAGGGCTAACCTTGGGAAGCTAACCTTTCAACCGATAATGTGCTTTCCGTTAGATCTAATTGATGATGCGGAAGTTGCGTTGATTGATGCATACGGTAGCGCGGATAGAGCCTTAGGTTACAACAACGACCTTGGCGGTAGGACCGTCAAGATAGTCTCTGATGAAACTAGACAGAAGATATCGAAAGCTCGCACGGGAACGAAAGCATCGGATGAAACGAAGCGTAAGCTTTCGATCGCTCACAAGGGTAAACCTCAAAGTGAAGAGTGGAAGGCAAGACGCGCTGAAGCGCAACGAGCCTTTTTAGGAACGCCAGATGTTGCAGAGTGCATCGTTGACGATTGTCATGCGAAGCCAGAGGCTAGAGCTATGTGCATGAAACATTATCACGTTGATTATGCAGCACGGAAGAAGGCTTCCAAAAGTAGGGCACCATTGCGAGTTTAATATATAGGTTTGGAGTTGCCGGCGTAGCCGAAGTCAAAAGAGCCATTCAAGGTGTCAGTGCGGCATACCGTAAAACGACTAGTGACCAAGCTAAGACCGACAGCACTGCAAGTGCCAAGAAGTGGTCTACCGAAGAGAAGAACGCTGTAAAAGGTATCGCTTCAATCGGCAAGATTGCACGTCAACAAGACTACAAGAATCACGTAGCTCGGATGCGTGAGAACAAGGAAGAAGCGGCCGACAGAGTTAAGGAACAAGAGAAAGCCCATAAGGCAGAGCTCCGCCGCATTGCCAAGGAAGGCACCGCACGTAAACAGATGGCAAGGTCACTTGCCGGAAACGTCGTTGGAGCCGGTTCTAGAGCTCTCGGCACCATGGGCCGTGTCGCAGGTCTAACCGCTGGTCTAGTGGGTGGCATATCGGTTGCGGGAGCCGTCCAACAGACCA